TGGTCAATGACCGTCATAGAAAAACACCTCCCCCAGTGCAGCCTTATGTCCTCCGCTGCCGGTTGTCAGTCCAAAGTCTAGACACGCGCCCATCCGGGCCGGGTTATGGGTGCTAGACGGTTTGCCATGGGCCCCAGCCAAACCGATCAAGTACCCGCCAAAAGTAGCGCACTGCGACAGGCTCGCCATCCGCAGAGACGATGACATCGCCACCACCAAATGTGATCCAGTCGGACGCCTCACGTTTTGCGCCAAGTAATGTCTTGGCGTCCAAATCCACTTCTACCCCACTCGTCGCGGCGTATGCCGTAAATCTCATCTTCTCGCGCCTCCATGCGCTGTACTACTGTTTCCATGTTACGCACACTGCATAACCATGTCAAGCCCTTTGTACCACATCGTGAACTATTTTGAAATATTTTCAGCTTTCTTTCTGCGACGCCATGCTTGGACTCTTTCGTTGTTGCAGATGGAGCACTGCTGCTGCCCATTAGAGCGCACCTGGTCGTATTTGTGGCCCTTCGAGCACGTTGATCGTCTCACGCTACCCATAACAATAATGATACGCACTCTGCGTAACAAAGTCAACTGTGCAAGATAATAATTCAGTGCCAACTATTCCAAAGTAACCACTTATGCGTTACTGGCTCATTACCACTACATCTTGATTGCCCAGCGGAAACAGCGCCTCGCGGCCATCAAAGCGAAACACTCTTGACAAGCTGACTTTACATCGTGCTACACTATCGCCATGGTATTACAGATGCAAACCAGCGATCCCGAGCCGAGCGTAATCACGACCGTGCAGGTCATCCAGGCCCGTAACGGTGTGCTGATTCCCGTCTTCGAGATGGTGTGTGGGCGTGTTCGACAGATCGGCACAGTGATTGAACCAGCGCAGATTGAGCGCGGGAAGGCCGCGTAATGCCCGCCGGACGCCCCACTGACTATCGGCCTGAGTATGCGGAGCAAGCGGAGAAGCTCTGTCTTTTAGGGGCTACTGATATGCAACTAGCTGATTTCTTTGGAGTTAGTGAGCAAACAATCAACGCATGGAAGCACTCGTTTCCAAAATTTCTTGAGTCCTTAAAAGACGGAAAGGAAAAGTTTGACAATGCTGTGGTGCGGACCTTGTACCGTAAGGCCATAGGCTATGAGTATGATTCTGAAAAGATTGTGGTTGTTGATGGCCAAGTGGTGCGCGTTCCCGTGCGGGAGCTGGTTCCTCCATCTGACACTGCCATGATCTTTTGGCTGAAGAATCGCAGACCGAAGGAATGGCGCGACAAGAATCCAGGCGAATCAGCGGACAATCCGCTGTTTTTGCGCACGTTGAACGATTTCTACGCATCGCCGAAGCAAGATATTACTAAAGAGTAAACAGATAAGTTGTTGATAAATATAGAAGTGGTGTCGCCGATCTCGGGGGTGATACTTTTGGAGAGTTGAAAGGCATTGTTTACTAATGAGTACACAATCTCCGACTCTTAATCCGGCATTGCGCAGCTTTTGGACTACTCCAGGCACAGGCCATGTGCTCTACGGAGGGCGCATCTCCACGAAAAGCTGGGACGCCGCTGGATTCGCCATCTATCTTGCCTCGAACTATCACGTCCGATTCCTCTGTACACGTCAGTTCCAAAACAAGATCGCCGAATCAGTCTACACACTGCTCAAGATCCAAATAGAACGCTTCGGATTGAGAGATGAGTTCGAGATCACTGACCGCTCTATCGTGCATCCCCGGACGGGCAGCAACTTCATCTTCTACGGGCTGGCCCGCAACATCTCAGAAATACGCTCGCTTGAGGATGTGGACGTGTGGTGGATTGAAGAGGCCCACTTTCTCACCAAAGAGCAGTGGGATACTGTCGAGCCGACGATCCTACGCAAAGAGGGCGCGCAAATTTGGGCGATCTTCAATCCGATGTACGCAACCGACTTTGCCTATCAGCGGCTCGTGGTCAACCCGCCGCCGAAGTACGTAGTACGCAAGATCAATTATGATGAGAACCCTTTTCTTTCGCAGACAGCCAAAGAGATGATCGCCAGGTGCCGTGCCGAATCTGAGGATGACTACCAGCACATTTACATGGGCAACCCCAAGCAGGATACCGAGGGAGCGGTCATTAAACGGAGTTGGATCGAGGCTTCGATTGATGCCCATCTAAGGCTTGGCTTCGATCCTGCCGGGAACAAGACAATCGGATTCGATGTGGCCGACGATGGAGAAGACGCCTGCGCGAACGTCTACGCTCACGGCAGCGTGGCTTTCTGGTCAGACGAATGGAGAGCGCGTGAAGACGAACTGCTCAAGTCTTGTATGCGAACCTATGAGTCTGCCGCGCAAAGGTCCGCAGATATTCGGTACGACAGCATCGGCGTCGGAGCGTCTGCTGGCGCAAAGTTTGACGAGTTGAACCAAGCCAGAGACAAGCATTTACGGCTGCGCTATGCGAAGTTCAACGCGGGGGCGGCTGTCGAGAGGCCGGAAGAGTTCTATGTCGGCGACCGTCAGAATCAGATCAAAAATAAGGACTTCTTCTCCAACCTCAAGGCTCAGGCATGGTGGAACATCGCAGACCGCTTCCGCAATACCTACAACGCGATCAACCGAGGAGAGAAGTTCAAAGACGACGACCTGATTAGCATTTCGAGTGACATGCCGCATCTTGAAAAGCTGAAAACAGAGCTTTCAACGCCGAAGCGCGACTTTGACAAGAACGGAAGAGTCAAGGTGGAGAGCAAAGAGGACTTAGCAAAGCCAACCCGAATCGGGGGCGGAGTAAAATCGCCAAACCTGGCAGATGCTTTTGTCATGGCCTTTGCTCCTCCCACTTTCTCATCTTTGAGAATCAGCCAATCGGCAATAGACGCCGCAATGGGGAGAGCATGAGAAAGCGCCGGACAGAAGAGGAAATGACAGCCGAGCAGCGCCCGCTGATGTACTCGAAAGCGGACTTGAGGCACCGTGACGGGTTACGCAGCAGCTTCCCCAACTGGGCCGGATCACGTCGGTTCGACTACCGCTCCGGCTGGACGCGGCTGGGCGATTTCTTTGCGGACGGCTACTTTCTCCGGGAAGAGATGCGCGAATTGGTGCATAATCGTTTTGGAGTGACAGTCGAATGAAGAAAGCACAGAGTTTACCGGCAAAGCCCATTAGCCTCTCAGCAATACGCTTGGCGTTGACAAAAGCGTTGGAAGCCGATGACAGGCCGCATTATCCAATCCAAGCGCCGAAGATTCCCAAAGGCGTGGTTCCTGAAGGTCAACGGGCGCAGGTTGCGATGGATGAAGCATCTTACGAATGCGCTCGGATGGCAATGGACTACGCTCCACAGTTCGGCTCTCAACTTTACGCCTACAGCAGCATCGAAGGCTTTCCCGGATACCCGTATCTGATGGCGCTGGCGCTGCGCTCTGAGTATCGCAACATGGCGACGGCTCTGGCTACTGAGTTGACCCGCAAGTGGATCAAGTTCAACAGCACAGACACGGATGACGAGGGAACCAAAGAGAAGATCACAGCCATCGAGCAGGAATTCACTCGTCTCGGAATCCAGCAGATCATTCGCAAGGCGGCGGAGCATGACGCGCTGTATGGCACGGGGCAGATTCTCATCAACATCAAAGGCGCCGACGTAAAAACGCCGCTCATTCTCAGCGGGAAGACAATCGCAAAAAGCAGTCTGGAAGGATTCAAGAACGTCGATCCGATCTGGACCACGCCGCTCATGTACAACGCGCTGACTCCCGCTGCGCCGACGTTCTACAAGCCGCAAAGCTGGTGGGTGATGGGCGAGCATTGGGACGCTACTCGGCTGCTGATTATCACCACGCGCGAAGTGCCAGACATCTTCAAGCCGGGATTCAACTTTTCTGGCATGAGCCTATCGCAGCTTGCTGAGCCTTATGTCAACAACTGGCTGCGAACCAGGCAGAGCGTTTCCGATCTCATCAACAATTTCTCCATCGTGGTGCTCAAGACGGCCATGGATCAGGTATTGACCGGCGGGGATGATGGGTCAAACTTGTTTGCTCGGATCAAACTCTTTACGGCCACTCGCAGCAATAAAGGCGTCATGGCACTCGACAAGGAACGCGAGGAACTTGAGCAGATCGCAGTTCCGTTGGGCGGTCTGCATGAACTCCAGGCCCAAGCCCTTGAGCAGCTTTGTGTGGTGTCGCGGATGCCCGCAACGGTTCTGACCGGCGTCACTCCTTCGGGATTCGGCAATACGGCTGAGGGCGAGATTAGGGTGTGGTACGACTGGATTCACGCGCAGCAGGAAGCCCACTACCGCATACCAATCGAGACAATATCGAAGTTGGTACAGCTTTCACTCTTTGGCGAGATCGACCCGGAAATCACCTTTGACTACGAGCCGATGTACGAGATGACCGAAGAGCAAATGTCCACCATCCGCGTCAACGACAGCGTGCGGGCCGGAAACCTGATCGACCGGGGAGTGATTGACGCGCAAGAAGAGCGCGAACGGATGGCCCGTGATCCCGACAGCGGCTACCAGGGCATTGATGTGGAGAAAGAGATTGCGCCGCCAAATGAGGCGGAATTGGGCGCGAATCTCGGAAGGGCGACAGCATGATGACTGACGTTTACGGAAATGTTTATCTCACGTGCGGAGACCGCGTAGAAGGTCCGCTCACACTAAAAGAATACGAAGATGGGGAAGAATGGAAGCATTTCTTCAATGTGATATTTGAATTGGAAGACAATGCGAAGCAGGCGCAGAGGGATACGGAGCGCGTGAACGCGGCGATCAACGCCTTGCAAAAGCGGAACATTCCCATCGAAAAAAAGCGCCGCAAAGGGAGAATCCTGAAAGAACTTCGGCGCAACATGCGGGGATGGTCTAAGTCTACCTGCTACTCAGTATTTGCGATTCGATGCGCAATCTGCGAGATCAACAATCAAGACTGGGGTGTGTACGCATGAGCGACGTGTTGTTTGTAGCCAAGCCGCCGCGCGAGTTGCGCCAGATCGAAGTGGTGGACATTCACATCCTCGTTAAGGCCACACGGCCTGTGCTGTTGCCATACACAAAGGAGAAAAATGAGACACGTCAATCCTGAGTTGATTGAAACTCTTCTAGACAGATGCTCTCCGCGATTAGCTTCGTTTCTTACGGCCGCTGTCGATGAAGAATACGATGGAAAGCTATTTCTGATAGCGGTCAGCGCGTTTGATGCAGGGATGGTAGAAAAACTCCTCAAAGAAAACGGACTTTCGGTTACCTGTATACAAACCAAGAAGACAGACTTCCATGAAACCAAAGCCTAAAGTTTGCCGTCCGGTTTGGCCGAACGCTGCTACTCGACAGCGGTATCAGCGGCGCTTGCTTGCGCTCATCCGAGAGATGGCCGCGAGTGTTGAGTACTGGCTGGAGGCCCAGCGCAAGGCCGCGCCGCCTGTCCTGGCGACGGATGCACTGCCTTCTGCCGAGATGCAGGAAGAGGTACAGCGCCTCTTTGAGCAGTGGCGCAAACGGTTTGAGGAGGATTCCGTGCCGATTGCGCATGGTTTCCTGAGTCGCACCTTCAAGGCCACAGACGCGGCCATGCGGCAGGCGCTCAGGGATGCGGGCTGGTCTATACAGTTCACCATGACCACGGCTATGCGGGATGCGTTCGCGGCGTCGCTGGCAGAAAATGTGGGCCTGATTCGCTCGATTCCTGCTCAGTATTTACAGGAAGTCGAGGGAATCGTGATGCGGAACTACGCCGCTGGGCGCGATCTCAAGTCAATGGCAGCGGAGATTCGCGGGCGCTTCCACGTAGCGGCGAACCGGGCTGTGCTAATAAGCCGGGATCAGTCAAACAAGGCGAACGCGGTAGTGCAACGGGCGCGGATGCAGGAACTCGGAATCACTGAGGCGATCTGGCTTCATTCCCACGCAGGGAAGGAGCCGCGCCCTACGCACGTCGCCATGAACGGCAAGAGGTACCTGATTAGTAAAGGGATGTGGGATTCGGCAGTCAAGAAGTGGATTTATCCGGGGGAACTGATTGGATGTCGCTGCGTGGGGCGGTCTGTGCTGCCGTTCACTCCATCTGAGAAAACTGCCCGTCTTTCCCGGCTGTCAGCCTAAGTCACCCATCTATCTGCGCCTGAATTGCACAATCACGCACAGAGCAAAGAAAAGCAGAAGAGCGATAGCGGATTGAGCGCAGTGAATCAGAAACTCTCTCATTTTGTTCCTTTCTGTTTTGGCAGGAAACGGTTCATTGTGGAATGGCAGATACTTAAAATTCGCTCGTATCCAGCATTGTCGTAGGCAATAGGCCCATTGATGTTCATGTCAGCCAAAATTGCGCGTTGAATGGCTCGACCATAACCGCGCAAAAGCAACTTACGGCGGCGCGGCGAAAGCCGTTTAGGTTGGCGTAGAACTGGCATTGAAGTCTCCTTTACGTTTCTTCCGCCATTCCCTTGAATACCTGCTCTGGCAGATTGGGCAGCGTTGGCGTCCATCCTTGCCGGTTACAAGGCGGTGACCACGGCGGCAGACGGTTGAGCGGATCACCTAGTTGTCTCCCATGTAGATGTACGACATGCCGTCAACTTCTACTCTGTCTCCCACTTTCAGATGCTCGAATATCAAGTAAATCAAAGCTGGTTTTAGAATCGTGGGAAGCTGAAGGTTGGGAATGTTGACGATTGCGGAAACTGGTATCTTTGCAGGTTCTTTTTCCATGTGATCCTTTCAACTGGCAGTTGGCAGGGACTTGAACCCTGAAGGATGCGCGCAATGCAGTGCCGCAACCATACCGAGTTTAGCTGCACTCTGCCTCGGCGTTGGCGTTTCCATTACGTTCTACTGCAACCGCCAGTAAATCCACTGTAAGGCAATTGCCTATCTTTTGTCAAGGGCATATTGCAATCGCCTTTTCATAGTGCAAGGCTGTGAATCGAGAAGGTCTATGGAGATTGCTTGCGACTCTGCTCTCAAGAATCGGCGATACGACGCGGACGGACGGCTGCATATTCTGCGGACGCCGATCTCCAAGGCCACCGTCAATCCCTATTACGGAAGGGAAATCCCCGAAGCGGACAAGCTGAATCTGGAACCGGAGCGCGTGTACTATCTGTTGCGCGATCCAGGCGAGCTAGCGAAGGCTGCTCCGTCTTTTGCCCGCAATCAGTTGATGTTCAAGCACATCCCAGTCAGTGCGGAAGACCCAAAGCAGGATTCAATCGCCGGGACCATCGGATCGGAAGTATCCTTCGAGGCTCCGTACTTGATCGCCGATCTCTGCATTTGGGACGTGGAAGCAATCGCCGGGGTGGAGACGGGCACCGTGCGGGAACTCTCGGCCTCGTATCGTTACCGGGCGGACATGACGCCGGGGATGTACGAGGGCCAGCGGTACGACGGGGTGATGCGCGACATTCAGGGGAATCACGTTGCGCTGGTTAAATCAGGCCGCGCCGGGTCAGATGTGATGGCAGCGGACAGCATACTGGAGACGAAAATGACTGAGACGAAGTTTGGCAAAGCTCTTTACGCAATTCTCTGTGCGGCCTCTCCTAAACTGGCCGCAGATGCGGCTCTGAAGCCAATGGTGATTGGCCTGACGCGCAAGCAGTGCGATCTCCGGGCGCTTGAGCCAAAGCTGCTTGCTATGGACGCAGCGTTGCGCATTGATTCAGCCCGTGTCGCCATGGATGCAGTCAAGGAGGATGAAGGCGAAGAGCGCCCCAAAGCCAAGGACCGCATCGCAAAAGATGCGCAGACTGCTGAGGAAAAGGCAATGTGGGCGCAGATGCGCAAAGACGGGAGCGCAGACGATCCCAACGACGATTCGATGCCTGCTAGCCTACGCAAGGCCAAAGACAGCAAGATCAAGCGGGCTAAGGACTTGTCTTTCGAGGAGTGGTCAAAGGAAGAGGAAGACGAGCCGGACCACGCCAAGAAAGCCGCCCGCGACGCTGAAGAGGAGAAAAAGGCCATGGATGCCCGAATCAAACTGGCGACAGATGAAATCAAAGCCGAACTCCGCGATGCGGAAAACGCCCGCCGCGCCGTGCGCGCGGTTGTGGGCGACGTGCTGGCTCAAGACTCAGCAGAGGGCATTTACACCTTTGCGCTCGACCAAATGAAGGTTGACCACAAGGACGTGACCGGCGTCCCGGCGCTCCGGGCGCTGTTCAATCTGGCGCAACAGGCATCGAAGCCCGCGCCGCGTGTCGCCTTCGATTCAAGCATCAACATCGAGGAAAAGTTCGCAGGCGCAAACCGCCCAATTCAGGTGATGTGAGGAGAAGATCATGGGAAGCAATCTCATCGGCAGTTTTCAGACGCGGGTCAACCTTTACAACCCTTTGGGCGTAGAGGGTGATTTCGCCAGCGCCAATCCGAGGGCGACTGCTCTCACACCCGGAGACGGAGCGTTGGTCGCCGGTCCAAACGGCGTCACGATTGGCAAGTTCGCCTGGATTGAATCGGACGGCAGGACGGTAACCAACTCCGGCCAGAATCTCGCTGTGCCGGATGGATTCGTGCATCGTGACCAGCAGGGTCTGCTGACTGAGTACCTGCAAGCCGCCGGGATGCTGATTCCGCCTGGATTCCCGGTCACGCTGATGGTTGCCGGGGACTTTCTGGCGGTCAACAACGGTCCGTCTTCGCTCCCGCGTGGTGGGAAGCTGTATGCGTCCTTCTACGACGGCTCAGTCCAAACCTCTGCCGGTACAGCCGCAAGCGTGACCGCTACGCTCGGCTCAACCAATACGGCCAGCCTTGGCTCGACCAATACCGCATCGCTCGGCTCGACATCGACTGGCACAGTCGTCGCTGGACATGCAAACCAGATCACGCTGACGGCCACTACCGGCACAATCTCAATCGGCGACTTCATCGCGGCAGCGGACGACAGCATCCCCGGCGGAACAACTGTTCTCCAGAATCTCGGAGCAGGCGTTTATGAGATCAGTGCGGAATGCACTACAACGGCGCAAACGGTTACGACCTTCGGAGCGGTCATGGTTGTGACTTCATGCACTGGCCTGATTTCTGTGGGCGACACGGTGAGCGGCAGCGGCGGATTTCCAGTCGGGGCCACGATCACATCGCAGCTTCCGGGTGGAACCACTGGCGGCGCAGGCTCCTATGTCCTAAGCGCGGCGGGAAGCGCGTACAAGGATTCTGGCACGGGCGTGACGACCTTCGGGAACGTGGTCAAGGTCACAGCGGTCTCAACGTACATCTCCGTTGGTGACACGGTGAGCGGCAGTGGCGGATTCCCGGCGGCTGTCACGAAGATCAGCGGTCAACTGTCTGGCACGGGCGGATCAACCGGGACCTACAGCCTGAGCAACAGAGGCACGGCATACACAGCCAG